ATTTCTATATTTGTTTAAGATTGGACCTAAAAACCCACCTGTCAAATTGTTAGTAACATTTAACGCGTTTTCTGTTTGAGGTGAAAGAACTTGATTTGTTTCATCAAAATAATCACCAGGTATTGGAGATACAGGAAAATATGTTCCTGTAATTCTATTTGCAAACGATACTGCCGCTAATACTGGATTTTCAGGGACTGTAATCTTCCAATTTTTTCCAATCAATGGTTGTTGTCCTGTTGCAACTAAACTTGCTTCAAATGGATCTTGTAGTTGATCTAATTGAAATACACTTGACACAAGTTGTTGTGTCTCCCACTCTATTCTATATTGGAACTCCTCTTTGAGTGCTTCTGCCGCTCTTCTTGCAAGTGCGGAGTCTTGAGATAATGCACCATTACTACCTTGTGGGTTATTGTCTAATAAAATTTGTAAAGATGTATATTGAGACGGAGTAAAGGTTATTGGTGTTCCTTGGTTGTCAGCATATGGTAGAAAAAAAGATGTGTTGGGAATTAAATCAGTTACAATAAATAAATCTTTATATCCACCTTCAGGTCCATATACATTTTTAACATATGCGATATCAATATAAAACTCATTTACTAAATCAATATCCGCGTCGTCAAGTCCATATTCCCCATGATTTGAATCAACAGGAAGTTCCGCTCCATCAGTAGAAATAATATTTGTGAATCCACCTTCAGGACCCCACTGATTCAATGGATATAATTCATTTGCTTGATTTGTAGTTCCAATTAAATTATTTGGTGAATCAATAACTTGACTATCTCTCAAAGGAGAGATTTCATAATTTACATTACCTGATGGAGAACTATAGGCACCTTCTACATTATAAGAAGGTAAATTTCTTCCCATCAAATTATTTCTAAAAGATGCGCTTGCGTCAAAAGATAAAGTTGTATCTGACATTGTATCAAATCATTTTAATATAAATAGATGTGATATGTATTTTCTAAAGTATAATAATCATCATGGATTTTTTCCTGGGGCACTAACATACGATGTTTTTTCATTTACAGGTGTCAATCCTTGGTTTGATTTCATTTTACTCATTTCATCTAATATCATATTAATATTTGTTTTGTTTTGTCCTCCTTGGAAATAATTTTCAAGTGCTCTTGTCATCAAAGTTGAAAGTGCTTGATTTTGTGAGTTCGGATCTAAAGTAACATTAATATTTATATCTAATTTTTCATTAATTTCTAATGGTTTGTATTCAATTGAGGGGGTTGTTGGTAATAATGCCTTTGGTGACTCAATAATTTTGTTTGTTGTTTTAGTTGCAACTCTTTCAGAAAAATCACTCTGTTGATCTGTTTCTGAACCACCCATCCCAAATAAATTTTTCAAGTTCTCCATAGAAAAATTTTCTGCAACATCACCAAAATCGAATCCACCTACTAATCCTGACACCTCATCAAGTATCCCCTTGAATCCGTCACTTACTGTTTTTCCTAAATCCTCGAAAGATGGCATCCCTAATTCATCATATATAGTTTTAAGTATGTCAGTACCTTGTTCATACATCTTATTACCAAAATCTCTGTAAAATTCTGTTTCCCTATATTTTTTACCCACTGGTTGTCCTCCTCCTTTTGTCTCTTCAAAAATACCTTCTCTCAATGATTTTGTTGTCATTTGATAAAAATCTTGTACTGGTGTTGTTGTGGTTAATCCATATCCAATTGCGGTTACAATACTCTCAACTAGGTAATTTGTTCTTTGCATTTCAGTAAGAGATTCTTTGGCAATATCTTCCATAGTTTTTTCCCCTAACTGTTGTTCTTGTCGGAGTCTTTCTATTTGTTCTTTTGTAAGTTGTGATGCTTCAATTATTTCATATGTTCCAGTATCTTTACCAGTTTCATCAAATTTTCTTACTTTAATCTCTGCTATTCCTTCTTTATTAACAGTTGCTAAAGTTCCAATTAACTCCCTATCTTCTTTGTTTGCAATACTACTTGGGAATTTTATTTGTTTCATTTTGAACTCCAAATTAGCAGCATTCAGTGCCATTTTTTGAAGTTCTCCATTATTCATTCCCAAGGCTTTACCGATTTCATTCAATCTTCTTTTTTCACCAGGTAATATTTCAAATTGTCCCATTTCTTTATTAAATCTTACAAAATCTTTTGACATATTAATAATTTGATTTTGTAACTCTGTTGGATCGTTTTGAGATAAATCCATCAATTTCAATGGATCGAGTAATGCTCCCGCAGAAACACCCAATCTTTGTAAGTTTGCCGCTAAATCTATTGCACCTTCGGGATTGAAGACTTGATCAACTACAGTAAATATTTTATTCATGTCAATCCCAAGTCTTGCGGCTTGGGTGGACATTTTAGCCAAACCTTTTACACCTCCATCAAAATTATAAAGATTCATTTTGTCAAGATTATCGGCAACTCCTTTTGATACCGCAGATACTGCAACACCACTGTCCCTTGCAATATTCACAACCTCAAGCATTTTATCAGGTATCTCCCCTAGTGAAACTCCCACACCACGGAATTTACCCGCTAAGTCACCTACATCAACACCCGTGACTTTAGCAGTCGCTTTTAATTCTTGTAAATTCTTATCAGAAATGGTGGTGTTTGTATTAAACTCGGATATTACACTGGTATATGTTTTAACAACATCGTCAATAGTAAAACCAAGTTCCGCAAATGAAGCGGCATTATTTGCAACCAAAAGATTGAATTCTTTTGATTTTTCACTACCTAAACCTAAAACACCTCTTATTTTTGAAGATTGGACTTCTAACTGTTCATATCTTTTGTAAATCTCTGTCGGTTTTACCACAGCACTTACTGCGTCATTGAACCATTTTTTTATACCTCCAGTACTTAGGCTCAGAGCACTATTAACTAATACTTCATCCAAAAAATTTTGTCCCAATCTTTGTTTTTCAACAGAAGCTGCGTCTAATTCGGCTTGTCTTTGTTCCTCACTAGATTGGGCTTTATTTCCTTCTTGAAGTTTTAACATAGGATACTTTTATAGATAAATACAATTGTTAATCTTTTTTATTATTTTCAATTATCTTATCTATAATGTATTTTCTTTCAAATGTGGGTATTCTCATAAAATCGGAATACGACATATGAGCCATCTTTGACAAAAAGATATATTCATCTAAAATATATTTTCTATACTCAGAAGAAAGGCCGAAAAAATTCCACCCCAAAGGTGATAACAACATTCACCTTTTCTCCTGACGGGGCTATAACTTCTTTGTTTAAGTCTAATCTAGGTTCATTTTCTGAAATGAAATTTCTAATATACTTTGAGTCCATGATTGGCATTGTTTCTATGAACTTTGCAATTTCTCCCTTGTCTTTAGAACCATTAAGTTCGACTACCATTTTAAGAAGTCTTTGTGTGATAATTGGGGACACACGTCCTTGTGGGTAACTTTCTAATACAGTTTCTATTTCTATGGTGTCCCTCATTGTAAGAGGTTTTACTTTAACTGTTGCCTGACTTCTAGGTAAAGTTATAGTATATAATCCACTCTCGTCAGGTAGAACATTTGGTTTTTTAATGTTAAGTTCATCTAACAAAATTTTACCACTAAATTCTTTACTATTAGCAGGATCAATTAAATTAATTGTGTAATCAGCACCAAACGAAGTGTTACGTAGAAATATAAGAATTGCTTCGATGTCACCATCCAATAATTCTTCGGGACGTAAATCCGATTCATAGATTTTGTTTCTCAATAAAGGTAAAACAATACTTTCCTTGATTGTTTTTTTACTATCCATATTAACCAAAATGTTTTCGTCAGCCGCGGTTAAGTAACCAACTTTTACATTTTTTTTCTTACTTGGATAAAATATACCACCAGATGGTAAAGGGACTATATCATGGGGTAAATTAAAATTCATTTGCCCATATTCTTGAATATTTGCTTCCATAGTTTTTTTAATTAAAGTATAATCTGAAAGGGTTCATAGTAAAGTTAATATTGACTATATAAAAAAATTCCCATATAGATATACTATATAGGAATTTATTAAGGTTTAAAATATAAAATCAATACACGAGGATGCAACGATCCATGCGAAGCGTAGCCGAAATATCAGCAATTGCATCTTGTGAGTAAGAAAGAGAGCCAAAATTAACATCAGTTAGGAATGTTCCCTCTAAAATCCATTTTTCAACAACAACACCTGTTGGGTCTAACATTTCAATGTCAACATTTTTCTTATAACCTGCGGCATATCCCATACGTCCTGTTACTGATTCAGCACACAACCTAACCCATTCCATCAATGCTTGTGAAGCAGAAGGTCCGATTGGGTCTCTGAACTTACACTGAATAGGATCCCAATTGAATCGTCCCGCAACAAATGTGGATGTGTTCAAGAACTGTATTTCAGTTGAGCCGATTTTTATTGATGGACGTGCAGCACTTTCTACAAACCACTCGTTTATTCCCAAACTTGACGGAAATCGTAATATAAATCTATTCTGTCTTTTCGGTTCATAAGGAACAGGCATTTTCATTAATAAATCAGCCATAATTATTTTGTGTTAAATCTTTGTTTATTTTTATTATAAATATATCGTCGTAAAATTTTTTCTATTTACTTTGATTTTATTTTCAAATATTCTTTATCTAGTTCTGGTTCTAGTTTTTCTTTCATATAATTTCTTTTCTCCTCCTGCTGTTAAATAAGTTTTTAATATATTATCATCCTTTTTCTCAAAATGTTTTTTCATACTTTCTACATTTCTTACATCGTCATCTGAAAAACCTATAAAAGGTGTAAAGTAATTACTTATCTTGTTTTTCATAAATGCTTTCTTTTGAAGTTGGTGTGATATAGATTTCACATAATTAACAAACTCCTCCATTGCAATAATTTTTCCTTGCTCAGGATTTGTGGCACTTCCTTCACCAAAGCTCACAGGATAAAATCTACACATATCTAAATATGCTTTGATTAACTGATCTTTTGTTAATTTATCCTCGTCTGCTAAATCTCTATATTTAAGTAAATTTTTTGCCAGGGTATTTGAATTGATACCGTGCATATTTTTTTTGATTAGGTTATATACAGCAGTTTTAAGAACCGATGGGGTATGCCCTCTTGCTGTAATAATTGAAAAGATTGAGCCGTTATTAATTGCCTCTACAAAATCGGACCAAGCAGGTCCAGTTGGTGCAATCATGGCGTCTTTTAAGAAATTTTTATCTCCTGTAACTCTAAAATCCCTGAAAGGATCGTCTGCAAAACCAACAATAGTTTTACCTTCATAATTGAAATCTTCGTTTCCTATTTCTGTCCTATACTCCGCAAAGTCTTCTGTGGACATACCAACAGTTTTACCATTCTTATCTTTTAGATAAATCTTTGTTGGCATAAACATTAAGTTGTCGTCCCAATCAAATGAATAGTATTTCATTACTGGTGTTGTAGCATCATCAATAATTTCAGTTATAATTTGTCTAACTAATTTTTTGTAATTCATAATAATAAATATTATATAAATAAAAAAGGGAGAACTTGTCTCCCCTTTTTATAAATTTTATTACTCATTAAACATCATCAAATGACGCACCTGTCGGTGTGATGTAGAAAGTAATGTCAATGAACTCAAGAGATTTAGTTGGTTTGATATAAATTTTTCCAACCATTTGATTTTTATCTAAATCTTCTGTGTCGTTAGATACAGTAACTCGGAAATCATATAAACCTCTATCTCTTCTGATTGAATCCAATATAGGATTAACCGCGTTAAGGAAGTCTTGTCTCACCTGTTGATCGTTTTGATCGAAGAGAAGTCTTACAGATACAGCAGAAATTAACTTTCTTGCTTGAAGTAACAATCTTCTCACATTAATTCTGTCGAGTGCCGACTCTCTTACTTGAAGAGTTTTGTTACCCCATATTACAGTTCCTACATCCGCAAAAGTCGCAATAGGGTTAATTCTTCCAAGATACAATACATCTCTATCTTCTTGTGTAAGTTTCTTACGTGCCTTGATTGAATTTACAATACCACGAGTATAACCTGCCGCAGCAAACCAAGGGAATGCAATGTTATCGGTAAGTGCCAAGTTTCTTGTAACCTCTGCAGTAGATGGGATGTAAATTTGAGTATTATTTACACTATCTCTTGTTAATACCCAAGGGTAGTAAGTTGCAGTATAGTTAGAGTCTATTCCACTTTCTTCTAAAATATCAACAGCTTCTTGTGGATAAATTAAACCATCTTGTCCAGTTGTTGTCGGTAAGAACATATTGTAGTCAGGCATTGTTGCAATATACAAGGAGTCTGCTCTTTCGGTTTCAATCATGTCAATTGCACGTTCTATCAAATCAGGTTGGTTTGCAATATCAATACCTGGAGTTGTAAATACATTGATATTTACTGCCTCTGGGTTTGCAAATGTTCTTTGCCCCAATAAGTATGCGTAGTAATCAGTATTACCATAGTCTATTGTTCCATCACCGATAGCAATTTGTTTGAACAATCCGTTTCCTTTCCCATTAGGGAATCTCAATGAAGGACAAGCGCCGTTTAAGAAACCACTTCTACCAAGTGCAAATTTATTTTCGTTTGTTCTAAACTCCCTATAAATGTCCCATCCGTCAAATCCACCATAAGCCATTACAGTAAATTTACGTGCATTCAGTCTGTAGTAAGGATCTTCTGGATTTGTTGGTTCAGATGAGAATGATGTAACACCACATTCAAAGGCAGGTGTTCCACTTGATGCAAACACAGAGCTAATCGTGATACCACTTGCAAATTTATCCATGTGGAAACCTTTTGTTTTGAAGCTCCACTCAATGCCGTCACCGTCACATAAGTTAAATGGTTTGATTTTTCCTTTGTATTGGAAGAAGTCAGAATCATAACCCCAATAAGAGCCTATACCCAAATAAGTTTTTCTTATGTTGTCACCACCACTAACGAATGCATCGTCTTGTCCTGTCCCTGTTCCAAAAGGCGGGTTAAATATTTGTTCTCCTGGTAAGAAATATTTAGTTTTATAGATTGGGAATGGGGAACGTCCAATTGGGTATTCTCTAAACATAAATCCTTCAAAACCACAAGGAATAGAATCAACAGGTGCGTCTTCATTCATCTCTACCATTATGTATTTAGATTTCAATTCGTATTCACCATCTAGTGTTCCTATCTTTTTGGCGATGAAATTGTTTTCTTGTGGATTCATTGAACAATTGGTAAATTTCTCAAGAACAACAGGATTCGCATCTGTATCAAAATAATCTCTAACTAACACTGTAAATGTTTCGTTGTTGAACGATAAATCGGAAAGTGATATCTTGACTTCAGTGTTCGCTGAATTTCCATCGGAGATAGTGTAGAACTTAAACATATTATAAACTTTTGTTCCACGTAATTCAGATACAACCCAAGGAGTGCTTGGTGTTTGGAATCTATCTAAATACCAACCTATAGTTTGTTGATCGTTACCTTGTGCTCCTTCAGCAGAAACAACTGTTGGGTTCAACCCTCTAATATAACCTTTGTTCCACAAATAAGTAAGTAATGTGCTATAATATTCCTCTACCATCAACGGGACTTGGATTCTTGGTTTGTCAAAGTTTCCTTTACCAAATACTTTTACAATATTTTTAGCATCTGATTGAGCCATTGAAACCTCAAACGCGTAATCAATTCCGTCGTTGTTTGTTACGTTAATACCAAACGGTAAGAATGGATTATTCAACACTCCACTGTATTCGCCTGTCATATCGTAAGTAACTTGAGAAGTTCCTGATACTTCATACATAGGATTAATTTCATCACTGTAAGTTGAAAGTCCTCTAGATCTTAATGTACAAACTACTAAATCATCATATTGTGTGTAAGAAACACCAGTATAATAATAAATCACCCCTGTAACATTTCCTGTGTAACACAAAACTGGTTCGGGCGCTATAGTTGTTGTGGTTGTAGTAGGAAGAATCGGGTCACAAGTAAATTCAAATGTAAGTGCAATGTCATTAGGATCGATAATCAATGGATCTGAAGAAGTAACGTTGGTAATAGAAACATTACCATCTAAATTTTGGAAACTTTGATTTGTCAAATTAACTAATGTGCAACCACTCACGTCACCAGTATTTAGTGTAATTGAGGTTGTGATTCCAATTGGGGGTCCTGTAATAGTTCCCAAAGTTGTGTTGAATGTAATGGTAACGTCACCTGCAACTGGTGTAGTCCCGTTTAGACAAAAGTTAATTACAACTGAACCAGGTCCTATTTCAGCATTCAATGTGTAAAGACTTGGCATCATAGTAGTCGTTGATGTGGTGTGGTTCGTGCTAAACAACGCAGATTCGAACATTGACGCAGTAGGTGTAGTCAAAGCTAAATCAGTTACAGTCGAAAAAAACGAGAATCCGCTATATAAACCATTGACATTGTTAAAAAGAGCATAATACCAAGGATCGTTGAATCCTGAAGTTACATCCAAGTCTTCAAATACAAGGTTCTCAACAGAAAAAACGTTAGTCGCTGCAGTAAAACCATTTGTTGTCAAAAAATTATAATCAACACCAGGAATAGAACCAAAGTATTTGATATTAGTGTCTTCAGAGTCAAAAGGGAACTCTGCAGTTATGACATCAAAAATTAACCCATTGATGTCTTCTTCAATAGTAGATGTTGAACCATCAAATTGTTCATAAACTTCTGTGAATACTCCCTGTAATGGTAATGGTAACGGAACATTACCAAAAGAAATATTACCATCAGTGCAAGCACTAAAAGGAATATTATACGCTAACTCCTGAATTTCAGAACAGAAAGGCTCACAATTTGGTGGAGGTGTAGTCCCACCACTTAAACACAAATAATTTAATGTGAGTGGATCTAAATTTGCGACAGTCATTAAAGACCAAGATGGACCTGCATCATAACCAGACAAACCCAATATTCTTGTAACAAACAATTGATTGGACTGTTGTAGATATGCTTTTGCAATATATGCCGCTTCATATTTTGGTATTTGTGTATTGATAAATTTTTCGGGGGTCGTTCCACCGAAATACGATTGGAACTCATCGAAGTTCCTTACAAAAATAGGTTCAAATGCTGGACCTTTTATAGTTTCACCGACTATACCTAATGTTGTAACTCCGACACTTTGAGCAACAAAACTCAAATCCACTTCAGAGGTATAAACACCAGGTGATACAAAAACTTTACTGTTAGTAGCCATATTTCAAATATACTTAATAATTTATTTTCTAATAAATATTAGCTTTTCAAGCAAAAACTTTACTTCTACGAAACTATTTATGATTTGGTGAGAATTAATTCTACCTTTTTTCTACCTATGGAAAATCAAGAAAAAAAAATAAAGAATCTTAAAATAGATAAAGGAGTTCATGAGGTGTTAAAGTCTTATTGTGACAAGAGAGGTATTAAAATGTATAAGTTTGTAGAAACTTTAATTTTAGAAAAGTGTAAAGAAAAAAGAGATATATACGGGGAGCATTAACTTGCGGAACTAATGTATTCTATTCTTGAGGATTTGGTTGCATCAACTTTAGTTAAAACAAAAAGAATTGTATCATTAGTATTAACTTGTATCTCTTCTAAATTTTCCCCATAATAATCACCATTAAGATATACCTGAAATGAACTTACATTTTCTGTGTATGAAAGTGCGAGGTTCAAAGTGTAGTTGAAGAGTTCTTCAATCTCGTTTTGTCCAACAGGGAACACCAAATCATAAGTTAATGGTTCTGGAGGATCCTTTCTTTTATACTTTCTCTTTTTGTAAGGTGTTTCTGTTTCAAACAACTGAAACGTTCTTGTAATTGCGGGACTAACCTCAAACTGATCTTCGTCAATTAAAAATCCCATCATTGTAAATTCATATTTTTGTATATAGTATTTTCTTTTTTCTAAATCCATTACGGATTCATCTGAAATACTATTCATTTTAATTGGAATGTAATGTCCTTTGATTGTTTGATATGCCTGTAAAGAAGCAAATTTCTCAATTACTATTTGATTGAATTTGTTTATCTCTCTCATTCTGTTACAAACAATTGCAACGGTATAGGTTATATCAACAGGAACTGGTTGTGGTATTTTATAAATGTCAAAACCGTTTTTATTACCATCCCATGTTGGGACTTTAGCATAAAAATATAATCTTCTATTTGGTATATTATAAACTATTGCAGGATTGTTTCCGTATTTTACTTCAGGTGTTCTTATGACTGTTATAAAAGGAGGTTCGGTATTTTTATCTATGTTTTGAAAATCCCAAGTCTCAACAAACTGGGCCCAATTTTGTGTTGTAATCAAAATATCAATCATAGGTATTGTCTTCCCTTCTACAACACAAGTAAGTTCGTCTCTAACAAAATCTAAAAAACCTCTATCTAAATCTGCGTGTAACAAACTCTTTGGTAAGAAGGTTCCGTCAGCTTCAATAAAGTCACGTAACTCTCTTCTTCTTGGTAAAAGAGTTTTTGTTTCCGTAAGTGGTATATATTTTTTAATCTTCTTTGGGAATCCCATAATTAAAGCGCTCTAAATTCGTTAGGTCCGACAGGTGCGGCAACAATTGTTTTATAAAAAGGTTTATACCCTTTGTATGTATGTTTGAAATCAGATATTACTCTACCATCATTTACAACTGTGTAATATCTTACAAAATTTTCATTATCGTAATATCCTACGTAATCACCCAAATCTATATCAATACCTAATTCATCAAGTGTTTTAAGATAAACAGATATCGTGATATTACCTGGTTCTAATTGAGCGTTTTTAGTTGAACCAACATTTCTATTTTCAGGAACTGCGATTTGAATGAATGCGTTAAACTCAATTGGTGGTAAAAATTTTACACCATCTGAAACAACTTCCCCATAAACATCATCGGTTTTGGTTTTTGTTTTATCAACTTTATATAATATACAATTAAAGTTCATATCGCCAATCAACCATTCTTGTCCCATTTCGATTTCTAAATTAAAATCGTTGTCCCCAAAGAATTTACCTAATCTTGTAATTGGAACTTTATTATTCATTTTTATTTTTATTGATAAATATCTTTTTATGTGTTATTTTTATATACAAATTAACTTTGGAGACAAGTAACCAAATATTGGAATTAAAAGCGATTGACTTGTTGGACACTTATAGTGGTGCAAACAACTATATACTATACATCAAACAGAAAAAGGAAACCAACAAAAAATTCTATCCTACGCGTTCTCAAGCAAACTACATTATAGATTATTATGATGTTAAACCAAAGGTTGCAAGAAAATGGGTTGATTTGGATTCATATTTTGCGAAGAAATTTGCTGAAGAAAAATATCTTTTACAAACACCTGATAGAATCTATATTGAAAAACTTTTAGTTGAGAAAGAAAAGTCGTATCATATTTGGGGTAAGTTTCTTGAGAAGGATGTTTTATCCGAATTTTGGGTTCCTAAATCCGCTCTTATTAAAACTCACACTGTTGAGAAAGTTGATATTGACTATTCTAAATATGAACATCGCCCCCCATTATCACATCAAAAGGAAGCGATAGAAAAATTGGTTGGTTCTCGTAGATACATTTTAGCTGACGATATGGGACTTGGTAAAACGACATCAACAATTATTGCCGCTTTAGAAACAGGAGCAAAGAAAATTTTAATTATTTGTCCCGCATCACTCAAAATAAATTGGCAAAGGGA